CAATCAACCTTACTATCCGTACCTATAATAAAGGGAACAGCAGGGCTATAAGTTACCCCGGCAAACGGATGTAGCTCAGCGCCTATGCTAATGTTGACAACGCCAGTACCCTCTATGCGGGGGAATACTCTGCTTATTGCCTTAACAGCATCCGTGCGGCCAGCGTGTAACCCCCTGCGCTCAAGGGTAGTCAAGAAGTTCGTACCGTCGAAGGTAGTTCCAGAGTCTGCTAAGTAGAACTTAGTATCAGACGTGCCGCAAAACAGCAGAGAATCGATAGCAGGGTTGTACTCCTGCTGCGCCCAAGCTAATGTGGTGGCCTCCCAGACGCCAGTACTGGCTCCCCATGTGTTAGTCTGGTCAGGGTTTACCAAGCCTTTGGTAGCAAAATTCAAGTTGGGTAGATCGCGAGTAGTCCATGTATTATCTCTGTAGTTCCAGATCAGGGCTGTGTTAGCAAAACCATTAGCAGAGCCGGTCCTAGGGTAACAAATCCAGACTTCATTCTTGATCTTGTTGTGAGCCAAGAATGTTTTATAGAAATATGTAGAATCGATCTCACTGAACAGGAACGTTTTCATATTGTCGTCTATGACGCTCTTCAATGAGTTACCATTGTGGATCAGAACGTCATTGGTAGCCATCATAACATGACGACCATCGCCTAGGTCAATTACAGCGTCCCTACTAAATAGCCCTGTGTCTTTGAACTTTTCACGGATGTTAAAGGTAAAAGAGCCACCGACATAGTTCAAGGCGTAGACACTATCTTCTTTATAGACGATAAGCTCGTTGCCTAGCTGCAAGGCATTTAGCACATGGCCCTTGGTACCTGTCAGCGAAGTCTCTGCTGATTCACTAGCCGTGCTCGCAGTGTTCCAAGTGTCTGCACCATTGGTACTGGCACCAGCAGGGATAGCATCGCTCCACCGGATGGTAAATGGTTTTTCAGTACCGCTATCAGTAAGGTTCAACGCTACCAAGTGATTTCNNACAATGGTCTTGCAACGTAGTGTGGAAGGCCAATCAGAAAGGTCAGTAAACTGCGACCCGCTCTGTACGAAGCTCTGGGGAACGTCTAGTCCATTAGTACAGACAAGAACGCCACCTAGGACACCGCCCTGCCAGTTGTTAGTAGTACCTGACAATGTGGTATAAGCGCCTGATGCCCTAGTTACAGTGCTGTGAGTAGTGCCACTGATCTTGTAGAGGTTCGTTAGTCCTCCATATATCCACAAATCTGTAGAACCCTGTAGCCAGCTAATTGCCCAGTAGGGCGCAGCGGTAGGTGTCCCCAAGACTTGAGAATGTCCTAGGATTTTACCAGCTTTGCCATCTAAGAAGCGGACGTTAACACCCTCGTTGAAAAACGTAGGGGGCATATCGTAAGGAGATAAATCTTTATTGACAGAGAAACGACTTTGCCCAGAACCTACTACATCAAAAAGCTGTTTAGCCATTGCCAGTATCCGTTTCCTCTGTCCATACAGTAGAGTCGAACTCTTGCAGAGATATCACACTAAGCCCATCCTCGGTAAAAATATTACCGCCTGACTCCTGTATGAGACAAAAGTTTTCGATGACCCAGTTAGTAGCCACTATGCACCTCTACGAATTAAAGCACCGGGGTCGCCTTGTATACTGGTTGTCATAACCGTACCACTGTAACGTGCTGCCTCTTCTGCGCGCTGCACATCATCTAATGCTTTCTGGAACACAGAGCCAAACCTGTTTGTCTGATCTGTATCGTTGAGGTAGATAGCTCCTTCTAGACAAGAACCAAAAAGGTACAAACTTGGGTACTCCGCCAACACATCGTTGGTCGGTACACTATCGCCCAGAGAACGAAGCTGTGAATAATAGTTTATGCTGATAGTGTACGCTGCATCTGGTACAGGAGTAAGTTTGAGATCGTTACCTAGGTTTGTATATGCCCTAGGTTGTCCGCTCAATACCGTTCCGTACTCTCTGCTAACAGACTCAGGAGAGAGATATCTCAGGGCGTGACTCTGGGAGTTACTATCGTAGGTGATGTTACGAAGCTCTATAAGGTCAGTAGGAAGATCGTAGAAAGCCTGTCCTGCTGTGGTAGTGGTGGTAGCCCTTACCATATTAGCACGTACTCTTAGCTCTCTATTCAGTCTATTCTCTGTTAGGGTGATAAACGTAGGGATCAATGTTGTAAGATCGTCCCTGTTGAGATAATTTGCTACAGTAGCCTGTAGCTCTGAGTACGTGGATAGAGCCATTACAGATGGCTTTCATGTGTGCGGAGAAAACGATTTTCAGGATCATTCAGAAGCTGCTTGATCTTGGGCCAATCGTTTTTGTTCATTATATCAACGCCAAGCTCGCGTTTCCATTTTTCAATTACAACCAGCGGAATGCTTGCAACTTTACGCATACCGTTGTTTGACTGTGTTCCGTACATAGAGTCGTTGTTAAGTTCTTTCTTGTTAAGCTCTAGCAACGGTGCTACGTCCTGCACATTTTCAAGGACAACATTGTCTGTGCTGTGGTCGTAGTTGAATTTGGTTTTAACCGGATCGTTCATCTTTTGCCTCTTAGTTAGAACGGGGGAGAACAGGATGCTCTCCCCCTTTAGTCCTAGCCTTACGACAGATCGTAGACTGCGCCGAGAGCTTTCTCGTTCTTGACAACGAGAGTATGCTCAGCAATGATTGCCCGCTGCTCGCCGTCAGACGTGCTAGCAACTTCCCGCTGGAAGAACGGACGAAGATATGCAATTGCATAGTACTCAGGGTCAAGCAGCCAGACATCACGGCTACGCTGGAAGCGGTTAGGAACCACTGCCATTTCACCAAAGTCACTGACGTACACGTCCATGCCACCGATGATCCGCTGATCACCAATGTCGTTGAAGTTACTGACGCCGGAAGCGCCACCAACACCAACAAAGCTGGAGAACGTCTGCTTCTGCGAGGGGGCCATCATCAGATACTTGATGTCGGCACCTTCATCAAAGGCGCTAAGAATAGACGCCTTCAGCAGAGATTCAGTAAAGGTACGAGGCGTACCGTCAGTACGGGCAGCACCGTTACCAGCACCTGAACCACCTGATCCAGCACTGACGTTGGTAGCTACCCAAGAGGTAAGCGACCCAAGTTTACGAACAGTGGTGTCCGCAGCCATTGCCGTTTTGCTCTGGTTGACGCCAACATACGCACGTTCCATATCACGCTTCAGTTCTTTAGCGCGTTTGGACATCTGGTACGCAAGCTCTTCTTTACGACCAGCTTTGGATACAGCGTCCAGAGTGCCAGAAACGAGCGTCGTTTTCAGGCTGATCTGGCAGATGTTACCAAGGCGAGACGTAGCGGTCGGCTCAGCAGCAGCAAGCGTCGAGCCTTCTTCCGCAAAGTTGTCAGCAGCGTCCGCAAGCGAATCTGTCTGCCATTCGTGATTAACCGCAACCGCATCTTCGCGACCACCCATTGACATAAATGGGGTATCAGTCGGAGAGATATCGTAGATTACATTCTCAAGGTCTTCACGAAGACCCTTCGCTGAGAACGTAACAAACACACCAGTAGGCTGTGCCATAGTTTAGTTCCTTTCAAGGTTAAGTGATAAAGTCCAACAAAACATTTGCAGCATCTCGCTGACTACCTGTTTTTGCAAGTCTCTCTCGCTTGGCCTGAACTTCCCTACGTGAGCGTTGAGCTTTTGTTCTGGGAGTTCCGGCCTTTACGACCCTTGGAGCAGATTTCTTAGACTTGTTAGCTGGCACCTTAGAACCTTTGTCCTGCATCATAGCTTTATGCAGCACCAAGATCACACGGTGATCGGCTATTCCGTCAATGTCCTGCGGAGAAAAACCTAACCCAAGGGCGTAGTCACGGACTTCTTCCTTAAAGTTAGAACCCGGTTCAGTGTACTGAGGCAGTGCCTGTGCAAGAAGTTCAGCTTCTTTCTGAAGCTTCTCTTGTAAGACTTGACCCATTTCTGATTCGGTCTGCTGCTGAACACGCACTCGCTCGTTCTGCAACTCAGAAATTTTCTCCTTCGTTTCTTGGTACTCCAGACGCTTCTCCATGTACTCCATAGGATCAGTGTCTTTAAGCTCAGCCCAGTTTACGTTCTCAAAGCGTTGTAGCTCTAAGTTCTGGTTCTGGGCCATGTTACCAAGAAGATGAGCGTACTGTTCACGCTCTTGCTGGACGGCTTGGAGATTAGCTTCATAAGCTTTTCTCTGCTCCGCTAGAGATTGCGATTTACGGGTATAATCCGCTTGCCGCTGATAGCCGTTCCGTAGCTCATCAAGATTAACCTCAACTTCTTCACCATCAACTTTAACGGTGTAGCTTGGAGAGGTTTCTATCTCAGCTACTTCTTCGTCTACCTCGTAGTCAACTTCCTCATACTCTGTTTCATCTTCCGTCGCTTCATATTCCTCTTCAGCGGCTTCTGTTTCATACTCTTCAGACTCTGAGGGGGTTTCGATAGTTTGTTCTGGATTGGTGTCTTCATCACTTCCAAACATGACATCGAACATGTTAAGCTTTGGCTCGGTGACTTCCCCTTCGGGATTGGTCTGTGCCTCACTCATTTGTCGTTACCTTTCTGTGTTTTCTATTTTGTAATCGTCCATAACAGCTTTGAGATCATCTATTACAGAACCCAGAGCTTGTAGTTTCATCCAGCAGTTTTCTCGCTCTTGTGTAGATTGAGACATTCTCCACTGGATTACCAAGTCATTATTGAGCCTTTCTATGGTAAGTTTGAAAGCTTCATTGTCTAGTATTAGACCTGCTTGGTATGCTTGTTCAGTAGGGTTCATTTGTGTTTCTGCATAGACCCTTCAGTACCAGCGTACTTAGAGTTGCCGTAGATGTCCCCACCCATGCGATTACCGCTGGGCTTAGGCGGGGAAGTATTACCACCTTTAGAGGGGACAGGGCGGTTACCAACTTTGCCCATCTTTGGGCTAGCATATTCTTTCATAATTTTTCCTTTGTTACCATTTTTTGCAAGACCAGTATCTTGCGCTTAGTTTAGAGGGAGGGCTAGTGTCGCACTTGTGTCTGGCCCTGAAACTTTTTCTACGTTTAGGCTGATCTTTTTTAATGCTCATATTAGGATCACCAAAACGGACCAATTTTACTGCGTCTCCTTTTTTTGCCAAGACTGCAAACTTCTTGTTCTTACCGGGAGTTCTCTTAGGTTTGTTATAGCCGGAGAACTTTTCTCCTCTGTATGTAATCATGTCTTAATCAGGAAATTGATTGGCTGGAGTTTAATTACATCTGTTCCTGTAGCGGCAGTAGCAGTTACAGAAGTGCCTAAGACAAAGCTGGCTCCTACGCCTACAGGAGAGAATGTTCTGAAATCAGGCACCAAGAAATTTGAACCACTTGTGCCAAAGGTGTTACCTATTACGTTATACAAAGCAGCATAGGTAGACGTAGAAAATGCAGAACCATCACACAGTAGGAAATCGTTAATACCACTTATGGTCTGGGTTGTAGGTATGCTGTTGCTCGCGTACATAATTACGGAACCAACGGGAAAACCTAGTTTGTTAAGCTGATCAGACGTTTGACTAACGGCTGTAGTACTAAGATTAGGAAATTGTGTCTGAAGAACAGATTTAACTAATCGAAGATGATCGTCTCCCTCGGACACAGGATCGCTGGCACTTGGGTTTGAAGAGTTAAGCTGGCTAATATAGCTAGCAGATTCTACAGTCATGTCTTACTCCGTTAAGCTTATTTTAGCACGTTTATGTTTAATTGTCAAGAAGCTCAGGCCAATCATAAAGAATACCTGACTTTGTAATACTATCGTCATCTTCAACTGTATACGTTACGAACAGCGCAGCTACTGCATCTGTGTCAGCGGCGGTGGTGATAGCGTCTTCCATCTCAGTCGCCTTGGCCCGGATTGCATCGCGCCATGTCTGGATATTATCAGGTACTGCTACAGCAGTGTCCACCTTGCGAACCAATGCCCAATCAGTTTGAGACAGGAGTGACCCCTGCTGTGACCGAACTTCACCAATCAGGTTCGACTTGACGCCTTTGGTAACCACCTGCACACCGTCGTCATCCAGAAGAGGATCGCCGTTCTCGTCTACCTCGT